CCGTTGAGGTAGAGCACGCCGTTGGCGGTGCCAAGCGGCATTTCGACGGCGCGGGGGAAGGTGTAGGTGTCCGCCGCCCCGGGCGCACGCAGTTGAGGCGTTGCAGTGTCAAGAGCGATGACTTCAAAAGCGGCCATGATTGATCCTCAAACTGGTGCGTAGGCGGTGCCGTTGCTGGACAACACAGTCTCAACAACGTAATAGCTCGTGCCGGCGCTGTTCTTCACTTCCTCGTCAACGGAATATGGCGTGCCGGCACTGCTGAGCACAACCCACGGCGGCCCCGGATTGGGGCTGGCGTAGTCCGTTGCGAGGGCTGCAACGGTTCCCAAACCAAGGGAAAGCCCGTTGCGGATGGGGATGCCAAAGAATGGCATGTTGCGCCCGTTACTGAATGTTGATCGGCTTGGCGTACACGGTGCCGTTGCTGCCAATCTGGACAGCACTCACACGCCACGGCGCACCCGTGCCACCCGGCACAGCAAACGGAATCGGCGTGTTCGCCGGGATCGGCGTGTCAGACGTCGTGGCCGTCACGCCTTCGCCCACGCGGACATAAGCCGCGGTTGTGCACCACACCACCACGCCCTGCGGGCCAGCGGGCCAGCCGGCGGTGTTGCCGGCAGTGCCGGTGTACGAGGCAGTCTGCGCGGCAAAGGCGGCGTCGTCAAGAGGCTTGAGCAGTTCCACGAGGTGTCCTTTCGGGCCGTCAGGCCAGGAATTTGAGCTTGTACAGGGTGCTGAGATACAGCCCGACAATCTCGTCAATGATGTTCTGCAGCGGCGTGTCGGTCTTATCGCAGACGTCGTAGCGCGTGTCTTCCAGCGTCTTCAGCGAGTCTTGCAAGAACTCCAGCACGCTGTTGGTCTTGGCGGCCTGCTGCAACTCAATCGGCCCGATCAGCCCGTGCCGGCCCTGATACGCCTCGGCGAACTTGTCCGCCAAGTCGATGATGCCGTCATAGAACGCATTCAGCGCAACGTGCTTGGCGTACGAGCGCGTGTTGAGGTGCGCAGAGTGCGCCACGTCCCGCGCAAGGAACAGGTGGCCAATAAACACTTCGCACGTCATACCGGAACTCCTTCGGGCATCGTTTGCGGCGCACCCAGCATGCCGCCAGGCGAAGCCGGGGCCATCGGCATAAACTGGCGCTGCGCAGCCTGCAGATCACCCACCGCCATGATATCGCGCATGGTCTGAATAACCATCTCCTGGATCTGCTCGGGCCTCATGCCGGCCTGCACCACGCTCAGGCGTTTCGTCTCGGAGTCGTACTCCTTGATCTTCAGCTCCTGCGCTTCCATCGACTGGTTCACGCGCTGGAGCATCTGCATCATGCCCTGCAGTTCCTGCGTCAGCACCTGGATCTGCTGGTTTGCAGCCTGCAGCGCTGGGTCTTCCTGATCCTGCAGCAGCTTCGGGTCAATGGTCTTGCGCAGACGCTCTGCGAGCTCATCAGCGCCCGGCCAGTCCATGTTCTTGACGAACAGGTCGCCGGCCACGGCCCACAGTTGCGGCGAGCCTTGCAGAATCTGCGACATGGCGTCCATCGCTTCCTGACGCTTGGTCAGGTACGACGGGCCCGTGGTGACCACGACGTCGTACTTGCCGACGCCGGGGTTGTAGATCTTGGCGATGACCACGCCCGACTGGTCTTTGACCTCGCGCACCGGCTCGGGCTGCATCGGGTCCAGACGCGCCATCTTGGTTTGGCCGTCCACGCCGATGATGCGGGCGATGCGCTGCGTGTCGTAGATCTTCGGAATCAGGTCCACGATCTGCCGCGTGACGTAGCGCACCGCACGGGCCAAATTGTCCACGTAGTGGTACGTGCCCGTATCGGACTGCTTTTCGCGGGCCAGAATGGCGCGGCCGCTGCGTTCGTTGCTCGTCGCGCCCAAGCTGCTATCGTACTGCCCCGTGGTGGCCTTCAGATCGTCCGAGGCGCCCATCTTGGCAGCGATCAGGCCCTGCTGAGCCATCGGCGGCTGCGCGCGCTGCGGCAGCGGAAACGAGTTGCCGGCGCCGTCAGTGGCGTCAGGGTTTACCTCCAGATACGGCCAGTTGGTCGTGTTGGCAGTTTTCCACTGGTGCTCGTAGCCCTCAAACTGGCCGCCGTACCCAATGAACGGGGCTTTGGGCGCCAAAGCCAGCATCTCGGCTTCCTGCGACACCCAGTAGTTGTACATCCGCTGGGCGTCCTTGGCATTCCTCACCAAGCCGCTGATGTGAATTTCGCCGTCAACCTCAAACTCGTTGCCGACGACGCGCACCACCGGGATCCACTTGCCGGCCCAGTCGCGCTCCTCGAGGATCTCGTACCCGTTGGTCTTGCACCACTTGACGCGCTGTTGCTCTGCCTGCCGGCTGCGCAGGGGCATCAGGCCCATAGCACGCATCTGCCGGTCCTCTGGCGAGTCTTCAAACGCCGTCATGCCTCCGGGGTACAGGTGCAGCGTCTTAAGCTCCTTCTCGATGTAGAAGTACTCCGCGATCCGCACCATGTTCTCGTTCAGCCAGTAGCCCGACGTTGAGTCGCCCACGCTGTACGACAGCAGGGTCGAAACCGGCGCAGCCTTGGGGTACAGGCGCTCGTACTCTTTCTTCGTCAGATCCTGCGTGATGAAACAGAACTGCGCATCAGCACCGCACGGATCTTGAATCAGCGGGTCCATGTACACGCTGAACGAATTGCGGATGCGCCCGATGCGGATGTCTTGGTCGAACGTATCGGGGTCGCAATACTCCGTCAGGATGCGGATGTAGCCCTCGCCAAACGTCACCTGGTTTTCGCAAGCCGTGTCGTAGGCGACGTCCGCGTCGGACATGTACTCAATGTGCCGAATAATGCCGTCGAAAATTTCCGCGACTTCCGGGTCGGCCTTGTCGTCGGCAGGAATGACCTTGCCGCTGGGGCGGTTCTGGCGTTGGTCGTTGGTAACCGACTTGACGTGCTGCGGCAGCTTGTTGATCGTCAGGCACGGCCTGGCATTGATCGTCTGGCCTTGCACACTGCCGCGAGTAGCCAGCACGTCCTGCGGCCACTGCCACGAATTGTCTGAACTGCCGGCGTAGAACTTCAGGTCGTCCAGTTCGTTCTGTCGGGAATTCGACACCGCAGCCTGCGCCATCGTCATACGCTGACGCATCTCGGCCAAAAAATCCGCGTCCTGCTTGCCGCCAGCAGCAGCCACGCGGGCCCCGGCAATGCCGGTGGGGTCAGAGGTGCGGTTGTACGCCATTACTTCTTCTTTGCAGACGCGGGCTTTTGCGCCTCGCGTTTGACACTGTACGCGATGGCGACAGCCTGTTTCTGGGGTTTGCCGGCCTGCATTTCAGCCTTCACGTTCTTGCGGAACGCGGCGGAAGACGCTGATTTCACCAGAGGCATGTCATTTCCCCTTCTTCGCCGTCTTGGCCGACTCTTTGAACGCTTTGGCTGTCGGCGCACCCGCCGAGCCCGGTTTGCGCATCTTTTCGCCGCTGCCGGCAGCGATGCGCTCGCGCTTGGCGTGGATGTTGGCGTAGAGGCCGGGATCGCCGGGTTTTTTCATGCCAACCTCATATTAAAAGGCAGCCATTGGCTACTTTTTTGTTGAGAAATTGACCTGTGAACTATGCATGGATGCAATTGAGCGTGTTCAACTTTATGCAAAACACGCAGATTTTCTACCCTGTTGTCTGAATGCACTCCATTTCGATGGTCAACTTGTTCATTTGAGTCGAGTGTTTTTATAAATGCAGCGGCAACAAGCCTGTGCACTAAAAAACACTTGCATCGCTCACTTCGAAGTCCGCCATTTCGCAAACGAACCTCAACATATGGTTTGGTGCGTCCATTGTTTTTTTTTTGCGACAGCCTCATAATGCGCTCTGGCATCCAAGTTTGTCCGCCGCTTTTTGTGCGCCGATAGCGAGCCAAAGATTTGACGCGGCCGAGCGTACTCACCTGGTACCGGCCTTCATAACCTTGAATGTCAGACCACACTTCAACACTTCCAACGCTGCATTGCGGCTCTTGCACGGCTTCCGGGCTCCGATTTTTCTGCGATAGGTTTCATTCTACTACAGAAACTGGCTTTTCGGCCCTTATCCGCCTCAGTTTTCGGATTCGGCGCCGGCGCCTTGAGATTCGACCCCGTTTCGCGGTTATAGCGCTCGCGCCCCTTGGCCGTCAGGCCCGCGCCCTGCGACGTGGGCAATTTCTCGCCCCGGCCGACGCTCAGAGACACGGATTTCTTCGCCATCACCGCTCCCGGAGGCCCTCAGTGAGCCATCCAACCCGCCGAAACCACGCCGCGATCACTGATCGAGCGGCGCTGCTCCTTGGCATTGTACTCCCTGTGGGCCAAAGGGAACGCAAACGTGCATGCCAGCGCGTCGGCAGCGTCCGGCGACGCCAGGCCGCGCGATTTCATGTCCTTTTTCGACTCCAGGTACACCGTTCCGCTGCTGTCGGGCTTCGTCTTCGGCCCCGTCAGGTCAGCTTTCAACTGCCGGTCAGCCGGTACGTGAGCCGATTTCAGCCAGTCGCGCATTGCGCCCCACAGTTCGGCACGCTTGTTGCCCCACATCACGCTGGACTTGGCCTTCCAGCCGAAATTTACGCCCCTGACCTTGAA